ACGGGACCAGCTGGAGCTACGGGACCCACAGGTGCGGCTTCAACAGTTGCTGGTCCTACGGGTCCCGCAGGCGCAGTTGGAGCCACGGGCCCCACGGGAGCCGCTTCTACTGTAGCGGGACCCACAGGTCCCACAGGTGCAGTTTCTACAACGCCAGGTCCTACGGGTCCCACGGGCGCAGCGGGTGCTGGATCAGGCACAGTTACATCAGTTGGTGGTACTGGCACAGTTAATGGATTAGCTTTAACTGGCACAGTTACTACCTCTGGCAATTTGACTTTGGGTGGAACACTTGATTTGTCAGCACCTCCCGCAATTGGTGGAACAACGCCAGCGGCTATTACAGGCACAACTGTTACAGGCTCTACAAAAGTAGTCTCACCATTTTTTGATGCTGTAAATTCTGCGGGTGGTGCATTGCGTAATGCATCTGGAACCAGCCAAATTCAATGGGGCGGTGGTGGTGGAAATAATGTTTCTGTTGATGTTTCTACAAATTTAAACGGCACAAACGCACAGATTGACATTAGCCCTACAGGCACAGGTCACGTTCACATTAATCCAAGCGGCTCAGGCAGTGTTGAAATTAAACCCACAAGTGCGGGAACAATTAACAATATGGCTATTGGTGGGATAACTCCTGCCGCTGGTGCATTTACTACTTTGTCAGCAACAACGGCTATTGGTGTGGCTTCTGGCGGCACTGGTGCTACTACTTTGGCAGGGGCTAATATTCCTGTTACCAACGTAGCCAATACCTTTACGGGTACGCAAACTTTTACAGGCACATCATCTGCAACAGCCATTGTTTTAAACGATGCGGCAGAGGTGGCTACAGTATCAGCAACTGCGGCTACTGGAACAATTAACTACGACATTACAACTCAGTCTGTTTTGTATTACACAAGTAACGCAAGTGCTAACTGGACAGTTAACTTCCGAGCTTCTAGCGGTACTTCACTAGATACTTTGATGAGTACAGGTCAGTCAATGACTGTAGCTTTCTTGGTGACTCAAGGTGCTACTGCTTACTACAACTCTGCTGTGCAAATTGATGGCACTACTTCTGGTGTTACGACACGTTGGTTAGGTGGTGCGCCTACTGCTGGTAATGCTAGTGGCATTGATAGCTATCGTTATTTGATTATCAAGACAGGTAGTGCGACTTTCACAGTCTTGGCAAGCAACACACAATTTAAGGCTTAAACCATGCCATTACAAGCAACTTCTGGTGCTGCTAGTTACGATGCCTTTGGTGGTGGTGTTCCTGCTCCCCCTCCAAACTACATTGAGGATGTGTTTAGCACATACCTTTACACAGGCACAGGTACAGGGGTAACGCAACGAATAGCACCTGGTCTTGATTTGTCTACCAAAGGTGGAATGGTTTGGGTAAAAAATAGAACAGAAGTAACAGATCACGAAATTTATGATACTGCCCGTGGCGAAAGAAAATACATTCGCTCGAACACAACGGATGCTGAATTTGATTCGGGTGCTAATTCTGTTCAATACAAAACATCAGGCTGGGATGCTTTTGCTTATACAAATGAGCTTAATAAAGTCATGGCTTCATGGACATTCCGCAAGCAAGCAAAGTTCTTTGATGTTGTGACTTATACGGGAAATGGAACATCTCAAACCATCAACCACAATCTTGGTTCAACCCCTGGTTGCATCATTACAAAAAGATTAGACTCAACATCAAATTGGTTGGTGTACCACAGAAGTATCTCAACACAAAGAATTTATTTAAACAATACTGATGCGGCAACAGGAACTATTGGAGTTACTTCTGTTGGCTCAACTTCTTACAATGTAAGCAGCAGTTCTGAATTAAATGAAAATGGCGGCACATATGTGGCGTATATATTCGCCCATGACGCAGGTGGCTTTGGCCTAACTGGTACAGACAATGTGATTTCGTGTGGGTCTGTTACATACGACTCAACGAATGGAAACACAATTAACTTAGGTTATGAGGCGCAATTTGTTATTCTCAAAAGCTCAACGGCTGTTACTCAATGGTATATGCAAGACACTATGCGTGGTATGGCTTCAGGCCCAGATTCAGGCGCAAGGTTGTTTCCAAATTTAGCTAGTGCTGAAGATGCGGGTTTTATTGTTGGCCCAACGGCAACGGGTTTTAACATTAAACCCAGCTTCTTTTCTAACGGTAATAATGTCATCTACATAGCCATTCGCAGAGGCCCGATGAAAGTGCCTACGAGTGGGACTGATGTATTTTTACCTAAAACACGCACAGGAAATGGAACGACAGGTACTGTTGTGACGGGTGCTTCATGGCCTATGGATATGCTATGGATTAGCAGACGTACTGGCGGTGGTGCAGGGGTTGGTGGCTTTACTGACATAGACCGATTGCGTGGTGCATATTTAGGCGGAAATAATCCATTATTGCGTCAGAATCAAACAGATGCTGAATCAACAACATCTCAAGCACCAGGCTTTGTAGGCGGTCAAACAAGTTACGATTTGCCTGGTGGAAGTGGCTATGGTTTGTTTAATACAAATGCAGTCACATACATTGACTATTTGTTTAGGCGTTCTCCTAGCGTATTTGATGAGGTTTGCTATACAGGAAATGGTGGTGGTAGCGGTCAAGTTATTAACCACAATCTTGGCGTAACACCACAGTTAGTAATTGTTAGAGAAAGAGCTGGATATGACTGGCTTGTGTATTCCGCAACAACAGGCACAGCTAATACATTGTTCCTAAATTTAACCAATGCGGTTGTAGGTTATGAGTTTTTAACATCACCAACTGCATCCACTATAAGAGTTGGTGCTGTTGCAAATAACGATACAAGTACTTATGTTTCCTACCTATTTGCCACTTGTGCAAGTGTTTCAAAAGTAGGCTCATACACAGGCACAGGAACTACACTTCAAATTGATTGTGGTTTCACTGGCGGTGCAAGATTTGTTTTAATTAAGCGTACAGACTCAACTGGTGCATGGTATGTGTGGGACTCAGCACGAGGAATTGTGGCTGGTAATGACCCATACTTGCTCTTAAACAGCACAGCCGCTGAAGTAACAAATACCGACTATGTTGACACATACAGCGCAGGGTTTGAGATTAGCTCTACTGCACCAGACGATATTAATGCAAGTGGTGGTAGTTTTATCTTTTTGGCTATAGCGTAAGGAATTATCATGCAAATTAGAATTCAATCAACAGGCGCAGTCATGTACGAAAGTGAATTTCGTGCATACACAAAAGCCAATGATGGCCCATCATGGGAGACAACAACAACTGAAGTCTTAGAGGCTTTGGGTGCTGATGTGGTCTTTGAAGGCCCACAAGCTACAGGCGGTACTGTTTACCAATACTCTCAAGCCGCTGGCGTTGAACAGATTGATGGTAAGTGGTACACAAAGTATGTGCTTGGCCCTGTCTTTGTAGACACTACTTTTGAGGGTGTAACAACAACAGCCCTTGAGCATGAGACTGCTTACAAGGCTCAGAAAGATGCTGAACAGGCTAAGTCTGTGCGAAAGACCCGTGATGACAAGCTTAAAGAAACAGATTGGATTGTCATTAAAAACTTGGAATTAAATGCCAACATACCTGGTGTTTGGGAAGTTTACCGCCAAGCTTTGCGTGATATTCCAAATCAATCAGGTTTTCCTTGGACTATTACTTGGCCTGACGCACCTTAATTTAATAGTATTGGAATAGCAATGAAAATAGCCGTGTACGCAATCAGTAAAAATGAAGAACAATTTGTTCAGCGTTTTTGTGATTCTGCCAAAGATGCAGACCTTATTCTGATCGCAGATACAGGCTCTACTGATGACACTGTAAAACTAGCATTGGAATGTGGCGCAAAAGTGCATGATATTTGCATTAGCCCTTGGCGGTTTGATAAAGCTAGGGATGCTGCCCTTGCTATGATTCCCCGTGATTTTGATGTATGTATCTCATTAGATCTTGATGAAATTATGGAAGAAGGTTGGCGGGAGGAGATTGAACGGGTCTGGACTGCTAAAACAACTCGTTTGAGATACAAATTTGATTGGGGCAGTGGAATATCTTTCTTTTACGAGAAAATCCACCACCGCCACGGATACCATTGGCATCATCCCGTCCATGAATATCCCCGTCCTGATGGCAGAATCCATGAGGTTTATGCCCATACGGATATGCTTTTGGTCAGCCATCATCCTGATCCAACCAAGTCTCGTGGTCAATATATGCCATTGCTTGAATTGGCGGTTAAAGAAGATCCACACTGCCCTAGAAACGCTTTTTACCATGCACGGGAACTTACCTTCTATTCCCGTTGGCAAGAGGCTATAGAGGCTTTAAATCGTTATCTAGCTATGCCTGAAGCTACTTGGCCTAATGAACGATGCTATGCAATGCGTCTGCTTGGTAAAGCACATGAAGAATTGGGCATGATCCATGAAGGTTTGAAGTGGTACAGACTAGCTTGCGCTGAAGCTCCCGATACCCGTGAACCTTGGTGTGAGTTGGCCACAATAACTTACAGGTTAAGTATGTGGCCTGAGAGCTATGGCGCAGCACTTTCAGCCCTCAATATTACTGATAAACAGGCCGTTTACACAATGGATCCAAGCGTTTGGACTGAAAAACCATACGATTACGCCAGTATTGCGGCCTGGAGGCTTGGATTGAAAGAACAGGCTATCGAATTCTGTAAGAAAGCTTTAGAATTCAACCCTACAGACACCCGTCTATTGACTAATCTTTCGCAGATGGAAGAAGTGACATGAGCGATTATTCCCGCCTAAGAACTCCGTTTACCTCAATGAGCTTCACGCCAGACGTGCCAAGCAATGCTTTGGGGCCGAATGAGTACAACAGCGGGAAGAACATTGAAGCTGATGTACGTTGCATTAAGAAAATTTTTGGTGAAGTTCAGATTGCTTCTACTATTGCTGACAAACCTATTTTTGTAGAAGGTGGGTTTAGGTCACAAACATCTTGGGTATATATCGTAGCAACCCGTAATTCATCAAATCAAGGCAAGTGGTTTATGATTACCGCCACGGGTATATCCAATATTACGCCTGGCGTGGGTGCTAATCCCAATGTTTTTCTTTCGGGCTACACAGAAGACATAAATATCACCACTTCTTGGGTTGGAAATGTCTTTTTTATCAATGACACACTTAGTAATCCCATGTATTTCTTGCCTACAAGCAATGAAATCTCAGTATATTCTGATGCTGCATGGAATTATGATGTTGGGGTAACGTCTACTAGAGCAGCATTTGTCCGTAACTTCTGTTCTCCCAATGTGGGAAACATTCTTATTTCAGGTAATTTGACCAAAGTTATTGGCGGCACGTCTTATAACTACCCAACAACTGTAAGATGGTCGCAAGCTTTTGCCAACCAAGGCTATCCTGTTACATGGGAGCCAACTCTTTCTAACGTGGCCAACGAGCAAGAAGTTCCTGTTCGTGGCCCTTTGGTTGATGGATTTTTCCTTGGTGGCAACTTCTATGTGTGTTCTTATTGGGATACAGTAGTTTTCTCGCCTATTTCCTATCAAAACAGTACCGCTCCAATTTTTGGTTTACGTTTGTTTAACCAGGGACGTGGGTTATTTAACAATAACTGTTGGACAAACACCGATGCCAATGTTTATGGTGTAGATGCCCGTGATATTTGGGTGTTTAATGGATCTGAATTTAGTTCATTAGGCAACCAAAAAGTTAAAAATTATTTCTTTGCTAACTTAAGTCCTCTATATGCAAGCAGGATTTTTATGGTTAACAACACCTCAAAATCCCAAATTGAAATTTATTATCCTGACTTAACCTCCACAGGTTGGTGCAACAAAATGTTGTCATGGAGATATGACCTGCAAGTTTGGAATGCACCTAAAGATGTCCAGAACGCCTGTATGGGCACTGAAGGACCTAGATGGATAGACTCATCAACCGATTACTTTAATCTTGCCTCTAGAGCCGTTGTATACGCCCGTGGCGGTGTTGATAATTCTCGTTTGGTAGAGACAGCTATTGGCAACTCATTTGTGGGTTCTGCCATTGATTCTGAGTTTGAGCGTACTAACATTGCTTTGCAAACTGCTAATGGTCCTGTGCCTTATTCATCTAAGGTTTATATACACCGAGTTTTGCCTGAAATAGCAGGTACTGGTGCGATCAATATTACTGTTGGTGGTGCTAATTCAACGGCTCAAGCTACTACATATGGCGAGACAGGTAAAACCAATATTGATACTGATACACCTTGGGTTCCTACTCAGCAAAATACATTTCGTACTGTGGCACTTAAATTTGGCTCCAATGATGCCACTGACACATGGAAAATGAGCGCATTGAATATGCAAGCAACTGTGACTGAGGATGCTTTCTAATGACATTTGCACTTACCAGTAATGCATCTCAATCTGAGATATCAGATGCAATTAATTATTTATTGGCTAACTTTGGTCCTAACTTAGCTGCGGATCCTGATAATGGACAGATTAGTGGTCCATCGGGGGTAATTATTGCGTACTTGTATAAGTACATTGCAGTCAAATATGCCGATAGCTTTGATGGGTCTTTAAATTTTAGTAACAGTCCCACAGGCCGTTCTTATTACGGATTACGAAACAGTAATGATTCCGTAGAGTCAAGTAACTTTGCTGACTACATTTGGTATGAAGCTGCGGGTGGATTTGGTTCAACTAAGTTTTTGTTTTATCAAACAAGCGGTGGAAGACAGATTAACTTCTTTGTAGGCACTGCCGCACCTAATTCAACTTACTTACAAGAATCTGGTTCGTCAATTGACTTAGATATAGTGACCACCACTACGGCATATAACACTGCCGCACCATCTATCTACATTTGGACAGGGTCATCTACACCACCAACCCGTCCTAGTACTACATCGACTTATACATGGGCTACAGGGGCTTATACGGCTCCAACTGGATGGACAACGGAGCCTATAACAAACACAACGCCTGGCAGCTTTTTGTGGGCTATTACAATTCCTTTGGTTGTTAACGCCAATACAGTAACTTCTGTTTTAAATTGGGCAGATACTTCTTATCCACTTTATGCATTTTCATCTAATGGTGCAACTGGCACAACGGGTGGAAGTGGTATCAGTGCGTTAACTGCTTACCGCCAACAAAACCAATCTTCTGCGCCTCCTGCAACACCTGCTAATACAACAGGTCCCACTGCGCCAGTTGGATGGTCATTAGTTGCACCAACTTCCGTAACTGTTGGTGATGTTGTTTGGTATAGCTTTGGCCGCTATAACTCTAGTGCTGCTACATTAGATGGTGTTCCTGCGGGTCAAACCGCATGGGGGGCTCCAGTGGCTGCGTCAGTATTTCAAGACATTCGTTCAGACAATTGGAATGGTACAACGCCACCTACATTTGGAATTCCAGCTAGTTATGGAACTACTGGTTATTACATAAGTAGAACAACGGGCGATGTGTATTTTAATAATGGTATTTTTAGAGGTGACATTACTGGTGCATCAGGTACTTTTACAGGTACTGTGCAATCAGGATCTACTGGAAACCGAGTAATTCTTAATGAATCTTCATCTTCATACTTAAAAGTTTATGATTCTGGTGGTAACAGTATTTATAGCCTTATTGGTGTAGCAGGTTTGTATGCCAATTCATCGATGAATGGCGCATCTGCTATTGCCGCATTTACCGCCACTAATGCTTCTGGATATACAGGAACCGCAATTACTGGAAATAATTTAGGTTCAGGTCATGGAGTTCTTGGAATAGCTAACGACACTGGGACTACTCGAAATGGTGTTTTAGGTATTAGTGCAGGAACAGGTTCGCAAGCGGCTTCTTTATATGGAAGCAGCCCTGGCGGCTCAAACTTTGGACTTTACTGCTTTGGTCAATTTGGAATAAGTAGCAGTACTCTTGTTACCAATTTAAATGCTCAATATTTGGATGGCAATTTGGCTAGTGCATTTGTAACTAGCACTGCAGGTGATGCTTATTCTGCCAACAGGTTAAATGGCTCTGCGGGTACTAACGTATTGAGATTTGTTCAAGGTACTGTTACTGGTTCTTCTGTTGCCACTTTTAATGCAACAAATAAACCCGCTAGTGCTTCTACCAACACATGGATGCAAATTACCATTGATGGCACAACCCTTTACATTCCAGTTTGGACATAATCATGCCAAGACAAATAGATATCCCCGCAGAAACTGTTTATGAAGATATCCGCACTATTGAGGAAGTGCCAAGCATTTCTGTCAATGTAATGGTGGGTAAAACTGATTCAACAGGCGAATTTATTGTTCCTCAACAGTACAGTTTGTATATGATTGATGGTGCAAATTACACAGAATTAAATGGACCACCCACTTCTTGGGCTCCTGATAAGCCAACAGGTACTTATCGTAATCAAGACCTGTGGCACTTTATTGATCTATTAAGGGGCGAATAATGGGTGGTTTTTCAGCACAATTACAGTCTCCTCAGTCATCTAACCCTGCGGGTAAGGGTGCAGGAATGTCTGCCATGCAAATGGGTCAAAACCCTATTCAGACTCCTCCTGAAGAGCAAATGATGAAAATGCAGGAGCTTCAAATGGAGCAGCCTAGTTTTCCCCAAGGCAATCAAATGCCCCAAGACAATATGGGACCGCCTTTAGGTGGATTGGGTGGATTGATGGGTGGACGGGTAACTATGCCAGGTCAAGGTGGTCAGCCTCAATTAGGTATGCCCAATGCCTATTCAAACACCATGCAACCATGGGATAATAAAACACAACAGAAAAACCAAGGAATTGGTAAGGGGTTTGGAAATGGTGTTTGAAGGCAAATTGGAATGGTTTGGCGGGGACGAGCAAGCCTTGTTAATGTTTCGTTTGTTTGGTGAATTACTTCATACTTGGGATGATTTGATCGATAAAGACAAACCAGTTACAGATGATGAAATTAATAAAGCTTTTACGATTGCGCTTGTCTATCTTCCAGCAAATACTTTCTACCAGAGGATACAGTCACAGATACTGCCAATGTGGTTGTCTATCATTTCTGCTTACCAAACAGCAAATGCGTTTGAAAAAGCAGGAGAGGCGCATGGGATTGAGATAGCCCATGGATTGAGATATGCAGCAGGTCACATTTTTGCATATGCTGTTCATGTTTGTGTTTGGCCAGAAAAGGCAAAAGAATATCTTCCCGAAATGTGGAAGGTAATGATGCCAGAGCGTTTTGAAGAATATCGTAAGGAGCATTCTCATGTTTAAATTATTAAAACTTTATCGTTTTTTTGTCCCTAATTTGCATTTCATTACTGTTGGCGGTGGCTCATCTACTAGCTCTCCAACATTAACTCAAGAACAAAAAGATTTGTTGTCGTTACAAACGCAACAACTTAAAGATGTGTTTATGCCAGCCTACACTAGCACTGTACAAGGTGCAAAAAGCGCATATAACCAATTGTCTCCTTATGCTAATCAAGCTGCATTAAATACATTTAATACTGCAATAGATACTGGTGGTACACAAAGAGGTATTGCTGGTGAGCTTGCGGCTGGCGCACGAACTGTTGGTGGCGCAGGTGCAGGCGGTACTTTAAATGCAGCTAATTTTTTAAATACAGGCGGTCAAAATATAGCTACGGCTGGTGTTACTGGTTTGCAAAGTTTGTTTTCTCCTGAATATAAACAATCTCAAATTACTGCCGCAATGCAACCTTATAAAGAAGATATTCGAGAACAAGTTGGTAGCCAAGATGCATTATTTGGTGGTGCGGGTGGTGCGGGTTCTGCTCGTTATGCATTGGCAGCAAGAAATCTTGATTCCGTAAGTAAAGCTAGATTGGCAAATGTTGCCGCAAATGTATCTAGCGGCATTGAAGGTCAACGTCAACAAGCGGCTAATACATTGTTAAGCACGGGCGCACAAGGCATTACTAATGCGGGTAATTTGTTTGGTGGAATGATGAATACTGGCTTTAATGCGGGTACTGCTGCTGGCAACTTATATGGTCAATCAGTTGATACAACTGGTAAAGCAATTGGTGCTGCTCAATCTCCAATGGATTTGTATAACAAATACGCTAGTGTTGTGTTTGGTGTTCCTCAAGCATCTACTACACCAAATTTTTCTGGCACTCAAGGCTCTACAAGTTCTGGCAGTGGATTTAACTTTGGTTTTGGTCAAGGTTCTGATATTTCTATCAAAGAAAATATTCAAAAAATTGGTTCACTTAAAAATGGAATTAATTTGTATAAATTTGAATACAAAGACCAATACAAAGACACATGGGGCCATGGTCAACAAATTGGTGTTATGGCTCAAGAGGTTGAAAAAGTTATTCCTGAAGCTGTTAGCACCCATAAAGATGGATACAAGCTTGTTAACTATTCAATGGTGATGTAATTATGTCTAACGCTTTTCAATTTGGATATGGGAATCCTGCCAATTTTTCAGATTGGGCAGCTTATGCAGGTTTAGATCGTAAAACAGGAATGATGAGACCTATGTCTCCATCTAGTCCAGTTCAAGCAACGCCAAAAATTCCAGAGACAGATTTTTCAACTGGAATGTCACCTGTTGCTCCTCCTTCAGTTAGTACTATTCCTGCTATGGGTGGATCGTCTCCTGTAATGCCAACATCTTCAATGGGTGGTACATCATCATCTCTTGAATATGTAATGAAATTTTTCGGAGGTTAATCATGGCTGATGAAGCATTAACAATAAAAGCACCTAAAAATTTTGGGTATGACGAAAGTCCAGAACTTAAATTATTTAATACTGAAGTAGCTATTCGTCATCAAGAGCAAGCAACTCCTTTTGTTCAAGCACTAGCTCGTTCTGCACAACCAAATACAACACCAGAAGATCGTTTAAAAGATGCTCAAATTATAAAAAATCAAAAAGGCACTGAAGATATTCGTTGGGGTGATCTGCTTGGTTCACTTGCTAAAGGTGATTTGCAAGGAATGTATATTGCTGCTACTGGTGGTTCCGATGTCTATTCGGATGCATTTGATCAAAACGGCAATAAATATCGAAAAATTTTTAATCAACGTGTAAGCCAAGGAAATCCCTATGGTGAAGTTCGTAGATACGAAACAACCGATGGAAAAGTTTTGACTCAACAACAAGTGGATAAGCTTGGTGTAATTGCTTCAACAAAAGAAATTCCTATT